TTATTTAAATAATATTTTACTCAAGTTGTCAGATGCTTCTTTGTCCATTTCTTCTAAAACATGAGAGTATTTATTCATAGTTATTTTTATATCTGTATGCCCCAATCTTTCTGATATAGTTTTTATATTAGTTCCAGAAAGCAACATTAAAGTTGCATTTGTATGTCTAAGCTCGTGCAATTTTATGTATCTAAGATTGTTACTCTCTAACAATCTTTTAAAAGGTTTGAAAAATTTTTGTTGTGTCCAAGGTTGAAATTTTTTATTTAAGCATATTAAATCTAATTCGTTTTTTAGTATACCTTGTAATTTTAATTTATTTTGTCTTAACTTTTCTTCTTTTAATAGTACTATCAACTCTGTTGGTGCTGTTAATCTTCTCTTAGATTTAGTTGTTTTAGGGGATTTAAAAGTTACTTTTCCATCGACATGTACCATTGTTTGCTTTATATTTATGACTCCTTCATTAAGTTGAACATCAGACCATCTAACTCCTACAGCTTCACCAAAGCGTAGACCAAGTCCTAGCATAAAATAAATAGGTATAGCTAAATTAGTATCAAGACACTTTTCTAACAGCATCTGAGCTTCTTCTTTAGTATAAAAATTAGTTTCAGAAACATCTTCTTTATTTGGAGTTATTACAAACTTAGTAACATCTTCTTGTATTTCTCTGAGTCTATAAGCTTCATGTAATAGAGCAGTTAAAAAACTGATTGAATTTTTAGCAGAATTTAAAGAATATTTTTTATATATCTTATTAACATATGTTTGTAAAATGTTTGGACTAATATCAATTAATTTTATATCTCCAAAAAAAGGTTCAATGTGATTTCTAATTACACTTTTTCTATTTCTCAAAGTATAAGGCGAAAAATCATCTTTCCTTTCTTCCAAATATCTATAACACCTTTCTAAAAGAGTTACACCACTTGGAGCAACAAACTTATTCTTGTTTATAGTTGATTTTATTTCAATTAAATGTTTTTCAGCATCTTTTTTCTTTTCATAACTTCCATAACTTTTTTGTTTCTTTTTCCCAGTTTCTTCTTCCACATACTCCACATATACATGAAATTTTTCATTTCTTTTTCTTATAAAAGCTGATTTGATGTTCATATGTACACTCCCTTTATAAGTTTTATAAAATTTATATAAAAGAGCAGTTAGACTGCTCTAATTATATCTAATGAATATTAAGATGGTTTTTTAAAGCTTCTTGAAGTATCTGAGAAAAATTAACCTTATTTCTTTCAGCTTCTCTATTAAGCCATTGTGGTATAGTAAGAGTTTTTTTAACAGAATAATTCTCTATAGCTTTTCTGTGAATAGGCATATATATCTCTATTAAAGTTGGTATTTGATTTTTCTCTAAGTTTAATTTATCTATAGTCGTTGGATTCGGTATTATGTCATTATCTTCTTCCATGCCATACAGATGTAGCCCTAATGCTTCTTTTGCCATTTTTAAAGCTTCTTCTGTTGTATCTCCACATGTAAGGCAACCTGGTAAATCAGGAAATTCTACAGAGATACCATCCTCATCATAGCTTAGTATGGCAGGATATACATATATATCTTTTTTCATTATATCAACTCCTTAAAGTTTTTGTAAGGAGAGAGGGATTAACTAATATTAATCCCAGCTTGTTTAAAAATACTTTTCACAGTTCGAAGTGGCAAATCCTTTTTTGGATGATTTATAACTAACTTAGTGTAATTTAAACTAGTAATGGTCACCAACACAATTTATTTCATACCAACCATCTGCACTGAGTATCTTTAAAATTTCTCTTGAAGAATAAGATTTCATATTCCCTCCTTACAATTATATTATAACACGTATTTATATACGTGTCAATTACAAAGCAATAAATATTTTAAAGAAGGAAAAGAAAATTTAATGTAGAATTATTAAGATGTATAGTATTTCATATATAAAAGGGGGAGATATTGTGAAATTAAAGAAATTATTAGCACTAGGGTTAGCCATGTCAATGTTTGCTGCGGGTCCTATATCAGCTAATGCACTTGATACAATTTATACTATTCAAGGAAAAGATAAATACGAAACGGCTGCTCTTATAGCTGATGAACAAAATTATACTACAGCTATATTAATTAATGCAGACAGCACAATGGCTGATGGATTAAGTGCGAGTGGACTTGCAGGAGCGACAAATGCACCAATTCTTTTGACTAAAAAGAATGATATACCAAATGTAACTCTTAAAAGAGTAGAAAAAGCTAAAAAGGTATACATAATAGGCGGAGAAAGTTCTATTGATAAATCAACTGAAAATATTTTAAAAAATAAGAATATAGAAGTTAAAAGACTTCAAGGTAGTGATAGAATAAAAACAAGTTATAATGTAGCAAAAGAAATAAATTCCATTAATAAAGTAAATAAGGTTATATTGACTAATGCTTTTAAAGGTGAACCAGATGCTATGAGCATTGCTTCAGTAGCTGTTAGAGATAAAGCACCCATAGTATTAACTGATGGGAATAGTGTACCATTTAATACTACTGGAACAGAAAGTTATATAATAGGTGGCACTTCATCAATGAGTGATAACTTAGTAAATGATACTAATTCAACTAGATTGGGTGGAGTAGATAGATATGATACTAATAAGAAGATAGTAAATAAGTTCTATAATGGAGCAAAAGAATTTTATATAGCAAGTGGAACAGATTTAGTGTATGCACTTGTTGGTTCTACTATTGCTAAATATACACCTACAGTATTAGTTGGTGATAATAGTAATAAAACTATACTAAAAGGTGCAGAAGAGTTAACTATCATAGGAGATTTGTCAATAGATGTAATAGACCAAGTTGTTAACATGGTATATCATGATATTATTGAAAAAGATTATTTTTCAGATGAAAAACATATAGATAAGATAGAGCAAAGCATTATAAATGATATAATAAATAGTTTTGGACCAATTAGTGAAGATGATATTGTTAGCAATTCAAATAACGATTCTAATACAAATGGTAATTTACCTGGTGATGTAGATGGAATAAATTAAACATAAATATTTATTATAAGGAGCTAAGGGTAATGTAAAATAATTTAGCTCCTTCGTTCTTTCTAAAAAGAATAAATTAAAGGTTTTAATCTAACGAGCCTTCATCTGTTGTCTCCTCAGATTTAACATCCCAAACAGAATAAACACAAGTATTTTCATCTCTGTGTTCAATAGTTATATCATATAAAGAATTTTTGTACATATCTTGTTCACTTTCTAATTTATAACCTTTTTCGTATACATAAACAGTTACTGTGTCAATATTTTCATCATAATAGTTTAAAAAATCCTTAGATAAATTTTTGCAATTTGATGGGTCAAAGTCTTTAGGCATTTCTATAACAACAAACTTAAAATCGCCATATGTACCACCATGTCTTGTTTTTTCTCCTAAAACATTGTAATTTAATTTCTTTTCTGAATTATTTTTCCCTTGTTCTTGTTGACTACATCCTGTAATAACAACTGTTATAATTATTATTACAAAAATTATACTAGTTATTTTCTTTAGTATTTTCATTCAATAAACCTCCCTCACATATTTTTACTCTACTTTATGATAATAACAATTTAAGTATATAAAATTTTCCATACAAATACTATATATATTGGGGAAAACATAGAATTAAATAGTTTTAAAAAGAGTACTATATTTACAGTCTATAAAAAAGTAAAATAAATACCATATTAATTAGTATAAAAAGCATTATAAAAATAGGTTTTTATAAAAAAATATAATAAAAAACTCGATTAATAATATACTAGATTGGAAAAAACTTCCAACCGTCTACAAATTTCGATTTTTTTATTACAATTACGCTTTTTTTATTGCATTAACAAATCAAAAGTATTATTATGTAAGTAAGATAATTATCTAAGACAATTCTGAATAATCTAAAAATATTTCTAGAAATGAAAGGGTACAATTACATAGTTTTTATTAAAAAATTGTTGGGAGTTTTTAACTAAAAATAAGAACATAAGTTCTTATGATAGGGGGATATATATGTATAAGTCAAATGAAAGTATTAATGAAGAAGAACGAATTAAAAAGACCATGGAAGAATTAGAGTTATTATTAGAATTGGATGTTGAGTTTTTTGAAAGTTTATTAAAAAAAATAGAAAGAGAAGAAGAGTTTTAATTCTCTTCTTCCTTTATTTTTATTATATAAGCATTATCAATTATTTTTTCTATAGCACTTCTATCATCATCATTGAGAGAGTATATTTTTTTCATAAGTTCTTTAACTTTTTTATTAGCATCTGAATTTTCGATTATATCAAAAGCTGTAGTAGTTGTATTAACTCCATCATTAATTATGTTTCTTGTATTACTTCTGCATAGTAAATAATCTATTGATACATCAAAATAGTCAGCAATATTTTTTAATGTATCTTGGTCAGGAAATCTTCTATCACTTTCCCAGTTGCTTACAGCTACTTTTGTAACATTTAATATTTTTCCGAACTCTTCGCCTGTTATTCTTTTTTCACTTCTTAAATTTTTTAATCTGTTTCCAAATGTATTAGTCATAATATTCACCTTCCGTTTTAATAATTAACTAAATGATAACATGTTATTAGCAAGATGATAACTATTGTTAGCAAAATGTATATTTTTATTAAAAAATTCATAAAAATGTATTGACAGTTAGCAAAATGTTAACTATAATTAAGTTAACAAAATGAAAACAAAGAGAGGTGACAAAAATGATTAACAATCTTGCTAGGTATAGAAAGTTTATGGAGATGTCACAAAAAGAAATGGCTACTGTGGCTAATATGTGTCTAACATCATATTATATGAAAGAAAAGGGAGCTAGAGAGTTCACTCAGGCAGAAATGTTTAATATATATAATTGCATAAAAGAAAGGGTGCCAGAAATAACAATAGAGGAACTTTTCTATAGAAAAAGTTAGCAAAATGAAAACTTAAAGAGAGAGAGGTTGCAACATATGAATAGTTTACAAGTAATTGAGAACGAAAATCTTATAAAAGTGGGAGTTAATGAACATCAAGAACAAATATTAAGTGCAAGAGATTTACATGAATTTTTAGAAGTAGGAAGCAGATATAATGATTGGTTTAATAGAATGATTGGTTATGGATTTATAGAAAATGAAGATTTTATATCTCTTACTCAAAAAAAAGTAACAGCTCAAGGGAATGAAATTGAATATATAGACCATGTAATTAAATTAGATATGGCAAAAGAAATAGCTATGATACAACGTAATGAAAAAGGAAAACAAGCAAGAAAGTATTTCCTACAAATTGAAAAAGACTGGAATAGTCCCGAGAAGGTTATGGCTAGAGCGTTAATTGTAGCAAATAAAACAATAGAGCAAAAAAATAAAGAATTGCAGGAAAAAAGTAAATTTATCAATCAAATAGCATCATCAAAAAATAGTTTACTTGTAAGAGAGGTAGCAAAAATCATTTCTAAAAGCAAAGGGATAGTTATTGGAGAGAAAAGATTATACGAGAAATTAAGAGAATGGGATTTAGTATTTAAGAATTCTACTGAACCAAAGCAAGTTGCAATAGATAGAGATTATTTAGAAACCGTAGAAGGTGTTAAGGAGACATCAACTGGTACATTTACTTTTAAAACAACTAGAGTTACAGGAAAAGGTCAAGAGTATATTTTAAAAAGACTATTGAAGGAGCAGGAAGAACAATTATCAATGTTAGGTTAAATTGAACTAGCACTTTGAGAATTAAATACAGAATATTTTGAAAGGAATGATTAGATTTGAAATTAAAGAAATTTCAAGAAGAGAAACCTATAATCTTTTCAATTGTATTAAGTTTATTAGTTTCTCTATTAACAAACATAACTATTGTTTTAATAGCCATAAAGCTATCAAATTAGTAAAAAGAGAAGTTATAAAAGCTACTAAAATAGGAATGTAAATTGATTGAATCTTAAACTTTTTATTATTTTTCATTTCATTTTCTATAAAAGCTTTACCTTCAAGAGTAATTTCAAAATATGAATCGTATCTAAATTCAAATTCATCAGAATTTTTAAAAGCATGAGCAATAGAAATAAATTTATTATCATAGAGATATTTCAAGCGAGGTTGATAATTATCAACACCTTTTACATTTAATAAAATTTCAAATTGATATGCATTAAGAGAACCTTTTTCATTTAATAACCTTAATATTTCATAAGTAATTTTATCCATAATATTACCACCTTTCAAGTGTATGGAATATATTCCACATTTATATTATACCATGTAGAACAGAGGTGATTAAGTGTTAATAGGCGACAATATAAGTCAAATTTTAAGAAAAAGAAATATAAAAACTTATAAATTGGCAAAGGAATTAGATGTAGATGTAAGTGGATTATATAAGATTTTAAGAAATGAAAATAGAAATCCAACTGTAAACACTCTAATAAAAATAGCTGATTATTTAGACATTACATTAGATGAATTAGTTGGAAGATAGAAAGGATGAGATAAAAATGAGTGTAGCATTACAATTCATAGATACAAAAGACTTAGTACAAGAGCTAATGGGGCGAGATGATACAACAGACATCATTAAGATGTTTTTAGATAGAGAAGGAATTAGAAGAATGGATTTAGTCACAGTAAAAGAGTTCTGTGAGTACTTAAAAGTTTCTGATTCAACTGCGAGAAACATGATAAGAGAAGCCATGGCACAAAATCATTATACTGTAATTCCTATAGGCAATTCATATAGAATAGATTTAATTTCTTTTGAAGAATATGTAATGAAAAATGCAATGAAAGATAGGAATGTAATGAAAAAGAGAAAGGGGGTGATTTAAATGACTCTAAGATGGTTTCTAAGATTCTGTATAAAACATAAAAAAGTACCTACACCAAAGTTTTATATAGAGTGTATAAGTTACATGGAAGAATGTAAGCAAAGAGGACTTGAACTTTAAGGGGGATTGAACATGGAAGTAACAAGAAGATTTTTAGAATATAAGATACAAAGTTTAAGAAAGAAGATAGAGGACAGAGAATCAATCGGATATAAGTGTAAGTCAGATGAAAAAGTGCTAGGAGCATATGAGGATATTTTGCTTATGCTAAATTCAGAAATTGAATCAATAGGGGGAGTGGAAAATGAAAAGTAGACAAGAATTAATCAAAGATATAGAAAAATACAGAAAAGCACAATACTTAATATATTTAGATATAGTACAAAGGGCATGGGTAGATAGAAGCCTTACGACAGATGAACAAGACAGAATTAAGCATGAAGCATATGCAGAGTACAAGAGGATAGAAAAAGATACAGAAGAAGCAGAAGAACTGCTAATGAGAGAAGAATTTGAAACAGATAGACCATTAAGTGTTCAAATAATGTAGAAAAGAGCCACTGGAATGGCTCAATTCAAAAACATACTAAAATTTAATTAGCTATATTATAGCACAAGGGGGAAGAAATGAAAACTAGAAATGAGATAATTAATGATTTAGAAGATAGATTATTTATATTAAAATTTACTAGATTTGAAGGAATAGAAGCAGAACAAGCTTTAGGAAGTATTGCAGGACTAGAATATTGTATAAAAAGGCATAAAGAAAATTGGACAATAGAGCAGTTTAAAGAAGATTTAGAAAAGCAAAAATCAGATGGTTTATATGGAGACTATATAGATGGATGGGAAGGTGTTTTAAAAAGAAATATAAAGGACATGGAGCGTGGTGGAATTGGAATCTAATAATATTTACATTAAATTGATGGATGTAAGAGTTAAGTTCAGTAAGTTGAATCTAAAGAAAAGTGGAGAGAATAAGTTCGCTAACTTTAAGTATTTTGAGTTGGCAGACTTTCTACCACAAGCAACTGGTCTACTTGAAGAAGCTAAATTATGCCCTATAGTGACCTTTACAAATGACTATGCGACATTAACATTGATAAATGGAGAAAATCCATTAGAGCAGATTACATTCACTTCTCCAATGCGAGACTTACAACTTAAAGGCTCTAATGAGTTACAAGCACTAGGAGGTATAGAAACCTATCAAACTAGATATTTATATATTCAGTTACTCAACATAACCGAGAATGATAGTTTTGATGCAGTAAGTGGAAAAGAAGTAGCCAAAAATAATTATAATAGGAATACTCAAGAAAATAAAGGTACTAATAATAAAACTTTAACAGATAAACAACTAAGTAGAGTATATGCGATAGCTAATAGTGCAGGTGTTGGCAAAGATGAATTAAAAGATAAAGTATTTAAACGATACGGAAAAGAAATAAGGGAATTAACTAAAGAAGAATATGACTCAATATGCAACGCTTATGAAAATAAGAAGCAATAAAGGCAGGTGATATTGTGGGAATTATAAGAGTAAGTAAAGACAGAGATAATCCATATGTAATGCTTAATAAAACTTGTTTGGAAGACGTAAAATTAAGCTGGCAAGCAAAAGGCTTACATTCATATCTGATTAGTAAGCCAGACCATTGGAAAATCTATGTTAATGATTTGTATAAAAGAAGTAAAAATGGAAGGGATGCTACAGCAAATATTTTAAAAGAACTTATAGAAAATGGATATGTAACAAGAAAACCTTGTAGAGATTCTAATACTAATCAGATGCTTGGAGGATATGATTATCAAGTATATGAGATACCGCTTGAAAATCCTCAGAAGCTAAAATCCCGAAAAACTGATTTTCCGGAAACCGGGATTCCCGGAAACTGGATTTCTCGGAAACCGGAAAACACGGAACTAGTAAGTAATGACTTTAAAGTAAGTAATGATGTTACTACTATTGTTATTAATGAACAACCTCAACAAGATAAAACTGTCTACATAAAAAAATACTTTGAAAAATATATAGGTGTAATTACTCCAAACAACTTTTTAGAGTTACTAGGCTTTCTAGATGATGGAATGGAGGTTGATGTAATTATAAGGGCTATTGATGAAGCGATAGGGAGTGGAGTTAAGAACTATAGATATGTAAAGACAATCTTAAATAACTGGATAGAAGCAAATGTAAAAACTAGTTTAGAACTTACAGAGTATCAAAATGAATTTGAGAGGAAGAAAAAGAGTAGGCAGGAGAAGAAACAGTCTAATAATAAAGTTGTCAATGCTACTAGTAAAAGTAAAAAAACTAACTTTCATAATTTTGATGAAACGTTTACTAAGTATTCAAGTGATGAACTAGATGACATTATTAAAAAAAGTCAAAAAGTTAAATTCAAATAAAATTAAATTAAACTTCTAGGAAGTAAATATCATACTATTGCTTCCTAGAAAGGGGGATAAAATGGCAAGAATATATGCACAAAAATGTGGAAGTTTAGATATTCAAGATAGATTGGAACTATTGAAATTACTTGGTAAGGCTGGATATATAGTAAGAATAGGTAAGGAGAAACAAAATAGTAAAACTACTTATACTTACTTTGTCGAGTATATAGAAGAACATGAAGAAAAATAAAAAGGGGGCTATTTAAATGAATACAATAACTTTAGTTGGGAGATTGGTCGCAGATGCAGAGTTGAAGTACCTTCCTAATTCAGGTACTCCAAAAATAACATTTTCAATAGCGGTAGATAGAAGATTTAAAGATAAGAATGGAAATAAAATAACTGATTTTATTCAATGCGAACAATTAGGAAAACATGTTGAAAATCTTGTGCAATATCTTGTTAAAGCTAAGTCTGTGTATGCTGTTGGAGAGTTAAATATATATAATTACAAAGATGAAAATGGTTGCTGGAAATCTATTACTAAAGTTAATGTAAATGCTTTAGAACTACTTTCTAGTAAAAGTGATAGTAACCCTAAGCAAGAATATATACCACCAGGGCTAGACCCACAAGGTTTTCAAGCAATAGATGATGATGATATACCTTTTTAAGTTAAATAATCTAGGGAGTAGTTATACAATATTACTTCCTAGAAGTTAAAAATAGAAAAGAATAAGAAAAATATAAGGGGTGAGTCAAATAATTAATATACTCAAATATATTTCAAATATTAAGATGGGATATACGATTAAAAAAATAGAATTTAAATTGTTTAGAGGTTCAATGAAAGGTAAAGGAACAATTGAATATAAAATTGAAAGAACTCGAATTGGAAAATTAAAAAGAGATTATAGAGAGGATACAAGGTATCTAAATAACATAGTAAAGGTCTTAGAATCCAAAGGATTTAGCGTATTTGTAGATAACAACGACTTAACTTATTACCACGTTTTATATGTTAGTTATTAGGAAGTTAAAATATTGGAGGTATGAAAAATGGATTTAAAATTTAGATGTTGGTCGAAGTTATTAAACAAGTTTATTACTGGAGACTTCAAAATAGTAGTAATGAAAAGTGAAAAAACGCATTTAAGAGATTCTGCAGGTTATTATTTTTGCAACTATGATGAGGTTGAATTAATGATATATACAAACATGAATGATTGTGATGGAAAAGAAATCTATGAAGGCGATATTGTTTTATGTAGAAGTATATTTTTTACAGAGTTTGCAGGGGAGGTAAAATTTAAAGATGGTTGTTTTATTGCAGTGAATGAAATGTCAGGAGATTGCTTTAGATTATCTGAACTTGAAATAATTAAAGTTGATGGGAATATATATGAAGATTTAAGTAAGTTAAATGATATAAGAAAATGTGATGATGGGGGTATTAGGAATGATAATAATTAGAAGTCAAGATAGATTAGATTTATTGGAAGTTAACAGAGTTGAAGTAGATATAAATGAGGTAATAGCTATATTTAAAGGTAGTTCAGACTTTAGAAAAATAGGTGAATATGAGAATGAAGAAAGAGCTATACAAGTGTTAAATGAGATACAAAAGTTTATTGAAAATGGAGTAAAAAAGGATTATATAGATTCTTGCAGAGTTAGACATAATCAAGAGAAAGTATTTGAAATGCCAGCTGAATAAGGGGGATAAACATGGCTAAAGTTTGGATAGATGCAGGAGAGCTGTTAGAGAAAACTATGGATTTAGAAATTATGTATGAAAATAATCTAAAAAAAGTAAGAATTAAAAATAAGCGAGAAAATGTTATTGATTTGCAAATAAATAATAATGTGCAAGGTAGAAAGGGCAAGAAAGTAGAGTGTTTCAATGTTATAACTGGAGAAACTAAAGTATTTGATACTACTGTTGAAGCAAGTAAATATGTACATTTTACAGATGTTCATATTGCTAACTTAGCAAGAACGGGTAAAGTTTCTAAAAATGGGTGGAAAGCTAGATATATTCAAGAGGTGACAGATGGTATTAGCGAATGTAGAGCAAGTAATTAATTAGCAGAAAAGATAATAAATAAGAAAAAGTGTTCTGTAAATAAAGCTATTGATATAGCTATAAAAATACTGAGTAAGTATGAATATGAGGGGATGTTAGAAAAATGAATATATTAGCTGTTGTAATGTTTATAATAGGAAGTTTTATAGCTGGTAGGGTTTATGAGTATAGATTGAATCTAAAAGAGTGTGAAAATTGTGATAATAATAGGGGTGTATAAAATGAAAAAAGGGGACTTAGATAAAAGAATATGTGATGTAGAGATTGAAGCAGATAATACACAAACATATCGAGAGTTTATTGTTGAAGCAGAGGAAGAAATAGGAACAGGTTCAGCATACTTAGACAATATGACAGATGAGGAATTAACTGTGTACTTAGACTTTTTAGATGAATTATTGTTGAAATAAAAAGGGGGGATTTAAAAATGAGTAAAGTTATACAGTGTGATTTCTGTAATAAAATATTTGAAAAATGTAATAGGGAATGTATCGAGCTATATAAAAAGAATAGTGGAAATGAATTAATCAGTACAGGTAAACATATGTGTCCAGTATGCTATGAAAAATTTGCTGGAGAGAAATCAGAAAAGAAAATAACTAATTTTGAAAAAGTAACTAGGGATAAAGATAGCTTAATGGAGTTTTTATTTAAATGTGATGCAGAGTGTAGTTGCTGTATTTATGGAAATAAGAATGATTGCTATTATCCAACTAGTTGTATTGAAGGATGCGAAAAATGGCTTGAAAGTGAGGTAGAAGAATAATGGATAAGATTTATATATGCAGTTCACAAGGACTAGAAGAAGTTGAAATACTGGAGGAAACAAAAGGTAGATATAGAGTAGGAAGGAATGGTCAATACTTAAGAGCTATTAACAAAAATAGGTTGGATATAGAGCGTTTTGATTATGTTGTTTCTTTAAGCAGAGATGTGGCTATAAAAATTTGGAATGATAGTTTAATTAAAGAAATAGAAAGATTAAAAGGATTTTTATATACAGAAAATATCTAACAAAAACAGTTTAGAGAGTTGCAAAATGTATTTTAATATAAAGTATTGTTTAAGTGTTTTGTGACTCTTAAAAATGAAATAAAGGAGGATTTAAAATGAAAAAATACAAAATTAAGTTTGAGGAAAAAGTAACTTTAGAACATGAAGTTATTGTTGAAATACCAGAAGAAGTAAGCATAAATGACATTTGCCATTGTATAGAGCATAAATGTCAAAGAATATATGATATAGCAGATTATATAAGAGAGTTTAATGGGAGACAAATAGACTTTGTAGAAGATACTAGTGGAGAGACTGAAATGGTAGTTGAATCATTTAGGAATTATAAGGAGTGATTTTATGACTAATAAAGAAATGTGCAAGTCAAAGAATCTTGATGAAAGAGAAGTGTATAAGAAATTTAGTAAAGAGATTTGTGGTAGTTGCAAAAATACTAAGAGAGATTGTAAAAGTGAAGATTGTGATACAGCACATAAAATATGGTTGAAGAAGGAAGCAGAAAATTATTTATAAAATTTGGAGGGAATAAAATGTTATTAGTTGAGAATAAAAATGATAGGTCCATTCTTGCAAAAGAATCGCTTGAAAGATTAGGGGCTAAAAATGTGAAAATATATAATATGGATACTGGGAGCAATGTTATATATTCAGTTGAAAATGGAAAAGAGCATCTAACTATATCAAATGAAAAAAGATTTCCTAATTGGAATGAAATTAAGTATGTTAGATATAAATTAATGAAACCAAATAAGACTATAGTACAGATATTACCACCAAAAGAAGAATATATAAATTTACATGAAAATTGCTTTCATCTTTGGGAAATAGATGATAATACAGTTCCGACTAAGTAATTTGTAAAAATAAATAGTCAAGGTAAGTTTGTGGATGAAACTAAAAGTTTATAGACTTACTTTGACTTATAAAGAGGTGAGTTTATGAAACGAATAAGATGCAGTTGGTGTGGCAAGTTATTTTATCTTGATGAAGAATCTAAAGGTGTTTATTGTTGTAAAGAATGTAGAAAGAAGGCTAAGAAGGTGAAAAATGAAAGTTAATTTTACAATAGATGGAGAACCAATCGGAAAAGAAAGACCTAGATTTAATTTGTCTACTAAAAGAACCTATACACCTAATAAGACTAGAGATTATGAGAATCTTATAAAGTGGCTATATCAATCTAAAGTTAAGTATCATTTTACAGGTTATATAAAAATGACTTTAAGATGCTATTATTCTATAGCTAAAAGTAACAGTAAAAAAGTTAAAGAACAGAAAAGAAATAATGTGTTAAGACCTAGAAAAAAACCCGATATTGATAATGTTGTTAAGATTGTGGCTGATGCACTTAATGAGATAGCTTATAAAGATGATACACAGATAGTTGAGGTTATAGCTAGTAAATATTATAGTGATAGACCAAGAATCGAGATTGAGTTAGAAGAAATATTATAGGAGGAGTATAAATATGAACGATATTATGATAAATGAAAACTTAAGAGTTGTAGCAGATGATTTGGTTACAGTTTATGAAACTGATACAGGAGAGAAAATAGTTTTTGCTAGAGAGCTACATAGTAACTTAGAAGTTAAGAGACAGTTTATAGACTGGATTGAAGATAGGATTAAACAATATGGATTTAAGGAAAATGAGGATTATTCAGTTTTTCATAAAAATGTGAAAAACTCAAATGGTGGTAGACCATCTAAGGAATATGTATTAAAGCTTGATGTAGCAAAAGAACTTGCTATGGTACAAAACAATCATAAAGGAAGGGAAATAAGAAGATACTTTATAAGATTAGAGAAGTTACTCAATAGAACCTTATCAAATTCACAACTTAGTCAAATTAATACTATTGTTAATGAATCATTGCTTAAAATGGATGCTAAACATAATATACAAATGGAACAACTTAAAAAAGAGTGTTCAGAATACTATAGACCAACATCCAAAACCAAATATGATATATCTTCTTATATAAAAGAAAGATTAGGTATATCAAAAGTTAATGAAGAATTTGAACTTGTTAAGAAAAGAACTTTATTGGTATTAGGTGCTGATAAGTGGGAGGATATACCAAAGGATGTGTTGCTTAATTCATTAAATTTAATAGATGAATCAATTAGAATTATAAAGTCTGAAAGAAAAACAAATCAGATTAGTTTCTTTGAAAAAGATAATTTCTGTTAATTAAAGAAAAAAGGAGTGCTTTCACACTCCAGTTGTCAAAAATATAAAGCTTTTATCCAAGATTATTATAACATAAACAGGAGTGTGAAAGTATGGATAATAATATCAATAAAAAAGAACTATTTAAAAAAGTAGAAGGTAGATTACATCATTATAGATTTTTAAATGCAGAGATTAAAAATCTTGAATTGGATATAGAAAGTAGAGAAAATGAAATATTTGGGTGCAAAGCTATTGGTTATGGTGAGAAAGTAAGTCCGACATATGCTTTTAATTCAAGTGTGGAAGATGAAGTTATTAAAAAAGAAAGAGATATTGCTAGATTAAAGAAATTAAAAAAAGATAAAGAAATAGAAAAGAAGAAGATAGAAAATGCACTTACATGTTTAGATATAAGAGAAGAACATTTTTTTAAACTGTTTTATGATAGCAGAATGAAAAATAGCATGGTTTATATATCTTTAGAAATGAACTCAGATAGGAAAACGTGTAGGTGTGTAAGGGAAAGGTTAGTATATAAAGTTATGGATATGCTTTATCCAAGAATTAAGGAAAATGAACTACCATTATTTAAAAATTAGAAAATTCCCCAGTTTTTCCCCAAAAGTTCCCACTTTATTCCCTACTTTCTCCCCTTTTTGATTAAAAAAGAATGAGATAATAATATTGTGGAAATGAAAAATTTCCCTCTCAAAACTAAATATATATGTGAGCTAGGTTAAGGGATTCGCCTAGCTTATGTGAACAGACTAGGCAGGGCATGAGGATGCTGTTAGTTCAATTCTAACTATGTTCAAAATCTATTGATACACTATATTAAGTATTTGAATTGAGATTAAAATCTCATACAATTTTATCTTAATTCAGAGGTCTAAAAATCGGGTGGGGCTTGGTAACCTCACTCACCATGCAGGTGCTGGTGTTTAATCTAGGTTCGATTCCTAGAACTTGCTCCCTTAAAGAATATGTATCCCCCTTTAAAAAGACTAGGTTATGACAAACTTAGTCTTTTGATTTTAAAAGTACTATAAAAGTATAATTGTTTTTGTTGAAATACCATATAACTTGGACTACTATTAAAGAAAAAGGTATTGGAGGATATAGACATGATTATAAGTACTGGAGATATTAAAGAGGAGTATGGGGTTATAGATGCTATATTTGCAATAGACTCTCATAAGGAAGGCATATTTAGAGGTGCAGACCCAAACTCAGCATTTAAAGGAGTAAAAGAACAATTAAAGAAAAAATGTGAACAATTAGGTGGGAATGCTGTAATTAATTGCCAATTTGAATATCGAATTGCTGTGGCAGATGGATTTGCAAGTAAAAAACAAGTTGTTGAAATATTTGCATATGGAACAGCCGTAAAAACTTTGTAAAAGATAGAGATTAACCCAAAAGGTTATCTTAATAGATGGTCTTTTATATATATTTTGGTAACATAAAAGAAAATAATTATTAGGAAGTATGGATATATATAGTATAAATTTTTTCAGTTACCAGCTACATCACTTTTTAATAAAGTGAAGACTGTGAATGATGTAAGGATACCTATTTTGGATGAAGAATTTAATAGCCTAGGAAAGGATGGTTGGAATTTATTTCAGATAAATTGGATTTTGGGGGAGGTAAATTAAGAATTGAAATGGAAGAAGGATATGTTTATATTTTACGTAATGATTCATTAAAGGGGCTACTTAAAATAGGTAGTACGACGTTTGGGGCTGAAAAAAGAGCTAAACAATTATCTAATAATACTGCAATTCCTACTCCGTTTATTGTAGTTTATGAAATTTATGTTCGTCATTATGAAGAGTTTGAGAAAACTATACATAAAAAGCTAGCTTCATATAGAGTGAATACTAAGAGAGAGTTTTTTGCAGTATCTATTGATAAAGTAATAGAATTGATGAATTATGAAAAGGAGAAGTCATATTATAAAGCAGATGATAAATATTCAGCTATTGAAATTTTACCAAAATTAGTAGCAAAATATGGTATACATATTAATCCTGACATTGTATCGGCAAGAATATACCAGGAAATAGATAGAGTTTATTTTGAATATACAAAGTATAAATATAGGGCAGATTATTTGAAAGATCAAATTATAATACGAATTGATTTACAATTCATAACGAATGATATGGATGAAAATGATAAAATTTTTAAAGAAACTGTATCTATTGAAACAAATGTAGATAGATTTATTAGATTAGATGACATCTCAATGGCAAATTGTGTTGGAGATATATTTATAAAAGAATGGTTACCCATATAAAATATATTAAATGCTTTGTTTGTGCTTGATATTAAGTTTGTTATTATACAAAATATTTTATTGGTATAGGATGAACTTACAAATTCCAGTTTGTAGTGTTGAATAGTTTTTGAAGGATATTGACCTTTGAAGTAGAATTTTATACTTTGGAGGGGATTAAAATGAATAGTGATTGGATTTTGAAAATTTCAAGTACAATAATAGGAATCATAACAACTTTCATTATACTTTTTAATAAAAATCAAAAGGTAATTGAAAATTATATGGATACTTATTTTAATAAAGTGTTAGTTGATTATGTTAATAAATATAGAAATAATGATAATATAGATGCAGTTGAGTATATAAAGAATAAATATAGTTTAGAAGATTCTTATATCCCTAAGTATATTTTTTATTTAGTAGATAAGAATAACTCTTGTTTACTACATAAGATTTTGATTGTAGATTATTGGGATAACCACCCTTCTAAAAGAAAAAACGTATTCAAAGTTATGTGTAATATATCTGATATAGTTGAATTTCTAAGTGTTATTGTACTTTTTGTTTTAAGTATTGTATATGCATATGGAATTTTATCATTAATTTATTTGTTTATATCTGAGAGTTTTAAGTTCAAGACAATAGCTATTGAAAATATAAAAACAGCTATTATTTTTATGGGGGTAAGTGGTGTTTCATTTTATCTTTCCGCAAAGGCTTTTAAGGATATTAATGATGATTATTCACTAAAAAATAAAGATATAACAAAGGTTATAGAAAAAAGAGAAAAAGATTATGATAAAAATCATGCCAAATATTATATTAATTAGAGGACTCCAAAAGGGTTCTTTTTTTATTCCCAAAACAAACAAAACGAGGTGGTGATGTGCAAGATGTCAAAGAAAAGGTAAAACAAGATTACCTAAAAGGTATGAAACAAAAGGAAATATCATCAAAGTATGACATTAGTTTAAATACCTTAAAGTCATGGATTAAGAGGTACAATTGGGCTGGTGAGAAGAAAAAGGGTGCACCTATAAATAAAAGGGGTGCACCCTTTTCCAATAAAAATTCAGTTGGGTATGGTGCTCCAAAAGAGAATAAGAATGCTGAAAAGTTTGGTTTCTTCTCAAAATATCTACCCGAAGAAACTCAAGACCTAATTAATGAGATAAAAAATAAAGATAAATTTGATATTCTTTGGGAACAGATAACCATTCAATATGCAGCAATAATAAGAGCACAAAAAATAATGTATGTTAAAGATAAAGAAGAAATGATTAAGGAAGTTAAGAAACATGAAAGTATAGAAAATGGTGAGAGGATAGAGTATGAATTTCAATTTGCATGGGATAGGCAAGCCTCTTTTCTTAATGCACAGAGTAGGGCTATGAGTGAGTTAAGGAGTTTAATTAAGCAGTATGATGAAATGATTCATAAGGATTGGAATTTAGCTACAGAGGAGCAGAAAAATAGGGTTGAGAAGTTAAAATGTGAGGTTAATAACTTGAATAAAGATGATATTGGAGATGATGAGTTGAAAATAAGTGTAGATTATGGGGATAACAATGATAGTTAAAATAGATTTTAATCCAGCTTTCAAGGGAGCTAACTTTACTAAAAAAAGATACAGAGCAATGAAAGGTTCAGCAGGGAGTGGAAAATCTGTTAATGTAGCACAAGACTATATACTAAAGTTAGGAGATAAAAAGTACCAAGGAGCTAACTTATTAGTAGTTAGAAAATCAGAAGCTACACACAAATATTCAACCTATGCAGAACTTACAGGAGCTATAAATCGTATTTATGGTAAACAGGCAGATAAATATTGGAAAACAACTCTAAATCCTTTAGAAATTAAGAGCAAAGTTACTGGTAATTCTATAATTTTCAGAGGGGTTAATGATGCAAAACAAAGAGAAAAATTAAAATCAATTAACTTCTCAAAAGGTAAGCTAACATGGGTTTGGTGTGAAGAAGCTACAGAACTTATGGAAAGTGACATAGATATACTAGACGACCGTTTAAGAGGTATTTTAACTAACACTAATTTATACTATCAAATGACATTTACATTTAATCCGGTTTCAGCCACTCATTGGATAAAAAGAAAATATTTTGATTATAAAAATGATGATATATTCACTCATCATAGTACTTATTTACAAAATAGATTCATTGATGAAGCTTACTATAGAAGAATGCAAATGAGAAAAGAGCAAGACCCCGAAGGTTATAGAGTATATGGACTTGGAGAATGGGGAGAAACTGGTGGAGCAATACTTAAAAATTATGTCATACATGAATTTCCTACAGGATTTGAATACTTTGATAATATGAGACTGTCACAAGACTTTGGATTTAACCATGCAAATGCAATACTTAGAATTGGTTTTAAGGATGGTGAACTATATATATGTAATGAAATATATGTACATGAAATGGATACATCAGAAATAATAAGAATTGCAAATAGTAAAGGGCTAGAAAAGAATTTATTTATGTATTGTGATAGTGCTGAACCTGACAGAATTAAAATGTGGAAAAGTGCAGGGTATAAAGCTAAAGGAGTTAAAAAAGGACCTGGAAGTATTAAAGCTCAAATAGATTATTTAAAACAGTTAAGAATACATGTACATCCTAGTTGCATCAATACGATAAAAGAAATTCAACAATGGAAATGGAAACAAGATGAAAGAACAGGGTTATATCTTGATGAACCAGTTGAATTTATGGATGATGCAATGGCTGCTCTTAGATATTCTATAGATAATAAACTTAAAAATAATGGAATAAGCTTCTTGAAGTAAAGGAGGTGTTGAATATTTATATAAGTGAAACAGATTTAATAAAAGCTCAACTAAAAAAAGAGAGTACTTTTAATCTAGCAAGAGTTATAGAACATTATATTTTAAAGCATAGACCAGAGAGATACAAACAAGGAGAAGAATACTATTATGGTAATACTGATATAAACAATAAGAGAAGATATTATTTCTTAGATGGAGCTAAGGTTGATGATTTTACTAAGGTTAATAATAAGGCAATTAATAACTACCATAAACTTTTAGTTGACCAAAAGGTGGGCTATAGTGTTGGAAATCCTATTGTATTTAATGCAGATGATGACAATTTCACTAAGATTTTAAATGATATGCTAGGGGAAGAATTTGACGATACAATAACAGAACTCTACCTCAATGCAAGCAATAAAGGGATTGAATGGTTACATCCATATATTGATAGAAAAGGTGAGTTTAAATATGTAATAATACCTGCTGAGGAAGCTATTCCTATTTGGGATAGTAAAAGACAAAAGGAATTAGTTGCATTTATTAGATTCTACTACATTGAAGATATAGATGGTAACAAGATAAAAAGAGTTGAATATTATACAGAAAATGATGTAACTTACTTTATTGAAAGAGGTAATAGTTTTGTTCAAGAGCTTTTATATGATGAATATGGAAAATTAACAGAGATACAAGAAGGACATTTCAAAGTAAATAATAAAGAGCAAGGATGGGGTAAAGTTCCATTTATACCTTTCAAAAATAATGAAAAGTGTGTCTCAGATTTAACTTTCTATAAATCATTAATAGATATATATGACAATAACATTTCTACACTTGCAGACAATTTGGATGAGATACAAGAGTTTATTTATGTATTAAAAGAGTATCCAGGCACAAGTCTACAGGAGTTTATAGATAATATAAGATACTATAAATCGGTTAAAGTAGATGATGGAGGTGGCGTTGATAAATTAGAAATAAGCATACCAATCGAAGCTAAAAAGGAGCTTCTTGACAGATTAGAAAAGAATATAATTATCTTTGGTCAAGGAGTTAATCCCGAATCTCAAAACACAGGTGACAAATCTGGTGTAGCACTTAAATTTTTATATTCACTACTTGATTTAAAATGTTCTAAGACTGAAAAGAAGTTTAAAAAAGCAATTAGAGAGCTTCTTTGGTTTGTATGTGAGTATTTAAAGATAAGTAGCAGTAAGAGCTATGATTATAAGTCAGTTCAAATAACATTTAATCATTCTATGATAATAAATGAGTCTGAAAAAATAGACATGGCCTCTAAATCAATTGGAATTATATCAGATGAAACTATTGTTAGTAATCATCCTTGGGTTGAAGATGTTAATGACGAACTTGAAAGACTTAAAAAACAGGAAGAAACCCAAAAAGAATATGATGATTTAATTCCTACTAATAATCAAGAGGGTGTTATAGATGAAACATAAAGATTATTGGAGGAAAAGATTTGAACAATTAGAAGAAGCTCAAAACAATAAAAGTGTAAAATATTATCTTGAATTGGAAAAGCAATACAAATTAGCTATGAATAGTATAGAAAAAGATATATTTGTATGGTATAACAGATTTGCTGAAAATGAAGGAATATCTTTATTAGAAGCTAAGAAACTGTTAAATACAAGAGAACTAGAAGAGTTTAAATGGAGTGTAGAAGAATATATTAAGTATGGTAAAGAAAATGCTATAAATCAAAAGTGGATGAAAGAGTTAGAAAATGCTAGTGCAAGGGTTCATATAACGAGGCTTGAAGCTTTAAAACTGCAAATACAACAACAAGTGGAAGTGCTTTATGGAAATGAACTTGATAGCATTGATAAGTTAATGAAAGATATTTATACAAGCGGATATTATCACACAGCTTTTAATGTTCAGCAAGGAATAAATGTTGGTTGGAGTTTAATGAGTCTTGATGCTAATAAAATAAATAAAGTTATTTCTAAGCCATGGACCAGTGATGGGTTAAATTTCTCAGAAAGAATTTGGGGTAAACATAGACCTGCTTTAATCAATGAGTTGCATACTAAATTGACTCAAAGTATTATTAGAGGTGAAAATCCAAAGAAGCTAGTAAATGACTTTGCTAAGAGATTTAATGTATCTAAATCTCAAGCTAAGAATTTAATAATGACTGAATCAGCTTTCTTTGCATCAGCTTCTAGGAAAGATTGTTTCAATAATTTACTTATAGAGAAATATGAGATTATTGCTACACTAGATTTAAAGACTTCTAATATATGTAGAGAGTTAGATGGAAAAGTATTTGAGATGAAAGATTATGAAATAGGAGTTACTGCTCCACCATTTCATTGTCGTTGCAGAACAACAACAGCTCCTTTTTTTAGTGATGAAGAAGGTTATAGAGTAGCAAGAGATGAAAATGGTAAAACTTATTATGTGCCATCAAGTATGAAATATCAAGAATGGTATGAGAAATACATTAATAAAAACATTAAGTTATCAGATAATGAACAACTTGCAATTAATAAATATATAAGTAGTGATTCTTATAAAATTAATGAGAAGCTTAGAAATGGTCTTACATTGACAAATGAGGACAAAAGGTTTATAAATGACTTAGATAGTGCATTAGATAAGATGTCTAACTATAAAGGAGAGGTAAATAGGTCTTTATATTTCTTTAATGATAGTGATAAAATAGCTTTTTTAGATAAACATCAAGTAGGTAAAGAAATAATCTATAATGAATATATCTCTACATCCAGTAAGGGTGAATATAATCCAAGTGGTCAAGTTGAATTAAATATTATAAGCGCGAATGGTAAAGATATAAGAAAATATAATCCTCAAGAAGCAGAAATTTTATTTAAAAGAAATAGCAAGTTTATAACTACTGATAATTTTGAATATGATGGGAAATATTATATAACAATGAAAGAGGTGTAATATGAAAAAGGATAATGAAAAATTATTTTCAGCACCAAGATGGGCAGAAATACCACAAGGTAAAGTAGTTGGAGAAAGAAGTTTAACAGAAGAAGAAGTAAAAGAAGCTCAAGAAATTAGAAGAAAGATAATTGAAAGAAAAATTAATAATAAAGAATAAAAGCACTTGCTAAATGGTTAATTAGTAGGTGCTTTTATTATGTGAAAATTTAGTTGAGAGGGTGATTTGAAATGTTTAAATTATATATTTTATCAATAATTGTGTTTTGCACAGGGCTTTACTTATTAAAAATGAGGGTTGATGGTAACAAGGAATTAATTGAATTATTTAAAAGTATGAATATTAGAAAAAGAAAAAAATATAATTTTATTTTTCTAGCTTTATTCCCACTACTCAATTTTATTTTAGGTGTGATACTCATACCATATTCTTTGCTTGTTAGTAATGAAAATATGGTTAAAGCTTTAAGGAGGAATAAGTAATATGGCTAAATTTAAGAAGAAACCAGTTGAAGTAGAAGCTTTTAAACTAGGTTATGATGTAGAACCAAAATGGTTTATTGAGAATGATAGAGTTTGTAATTTTATACAAGAAAAATGTATTGGTGGTAATGTGAGTTGTGACTTAGAAACATTAGAAGGTACTATGAGAGCTAATAAAGGGGATTATATTATACAAGGTGTAAAAGGAGAAATATATCCATGTAAAGCAGATATATTTGAAATGACATATCAAAAAGTAGAATATACTGCAACTATTGAAAATTTAACAAACTACGCTGAAAATTTAGAACAAAAGCATAGATACATTGATAAAGAAAAGGTTAAGAAAAATAACTTAGAATTTTCAGCTAAGTTGGAGCTAGATACAACAGATTTTGAGAAAAATATAAAAAGTGCTACAAAAGAAATTGACATATTTAACGAAGCAGCGAGAAATTTAGAAGAAAATTTAAATAGAATATTTGGAAAAGAAAAAATTAATGAAACAAAAATAAAAATAAAAAGTCCTGCAAAGCGACTTTCTGATGAGGATTTGAAGTATATAAGAGAGCTAGCATCTAAAGATATAAAAGCACGTTTTGCTAAAGAAGGGAAAACTAAGATAAATTATTAGATAAAAAAGGTAGGTGATTTTAATGTGTATATTAACTCAAATTATAGTTGTAGTTTGTGTAGTACAAATCGTTATTAATTGTATTGCTAATCTTAATGTAAGTATTCTTTGCAATAAATTAAAAAAAGAAAATAAAGCTAATATAGACGAAGTTTCTGATGAAATTTTAAAGAAGGTAAATGAAGAGTTAAATAAATCATTAGAAAAAAGTCTTTAAGAGGCTTTTTTTATTTTGTAAAAAATGAAAGGAGATATTAGAAATGGATTGGTTAAAAGAATTACTTGAAGGAATAAAAGTAGAAGATAACAAGATTGATGTAGCTTCTCTTCAAAAGTCTATAGAAAAGAAAATAAAAGAGACTACAGTTACTCAAGAAGATTATGTAAATCTTGAAACACAACTTAATACAGCTAATGAAACTATTAAAAAGTTTGAAGGAGGTATGACAAAAGAAGATGTAGAGAGTCTAAAAACGACTTATGAA